ATCTGTGCGTGTTTGATTGTGCCGTCAATGCTGGTGTTGGTCGGGCTAGTAAATTTCTACAGCAAGCTGTTGGAGTGAATGCCGATGGCCAGATCGGGCCGATGACCGTCGCGGCCACCACATCCAAGCCAGCCGACGAGGTGATTGAGGCATTCTGCAATCTGCGGGAAGCGCACTACAAGAGCCTGTCCACCTTTGCCACGTTCGGCAAAGGCTGGATGAACCGGCTTGGAGCGGTAGAGACCGAAAGCAAGCACATGGCTTGATCTGGATTGTTTTTATTTGAAAGGGGCCATAAAATGAAACCCAAAGCTGTTTGGGAAAAGCGGCGTCCGAAAAGCCTTGGTGAGCCGAAGGAGTTAAGCCCCAACCAAAAGAAAGCTGCAAAGGCTTTCGCAAAACGGTCTGGCACAAAGTACCCTTCGTTGGTCGCCAACATCCACGGCGCTAAAGCCAAAAAGGGAAGCTGGTAATGACTGTCGCTGCTGTCATGACATACGATAGTCTGGTCAACGACATCCAGACGTATCTGGAGCGAACCGATCAGGCTACTCTCGAAAAGATTCCCCAGTTCATTATGCTGGCGGAACAGATCATTGCCGCCGATCTGAAGTTCCTTGGCAACCTGACGGTGGCCACCAGCGCGATGGTTCAGGGCGAGGCAACGATACCCAAGCCTGCCCGCTGGCGCAAAACGGTCTCCATGAACGTCACGGTCGCTGGCAAGAGATTCCCTGTCTTGCTCAGAACTTACGAGTACATCCGCGAGTATTGGCCAGAGCCGACCAATGAGGATGTGCCCAAGTTCTTCTGCGACTACGACTACGAGCACTGGCTGATCGGCCCAACGCCCGCAGCAGCGTACAACTACGAGGTGCTCTACTACGAGCGGGTTCAGCCGCTGGACTCGAGCAACCAGTCCAACTGGTTTACGCAGTACGCTCCCCAGGCGCTGCTGTATGGGACTTTGCTACAGGCCATGCCGTTCTTGAAGAACGATGAGCGTATGCCAATGTGGCAGGGCAATTACGACCGCACCATTGAAGTCCTGAAGACAGAGAACCTGACAAGGATTGCTGATCGACAGGCGATTGCGAGGGATTCATGAGCTTTATTTCGCCCTTCACGGGAACCGTCATCCAGCCGACGGACGTTTCGTACCGCGCCATTTCGATGAGCGTGGACACGACCTTGTCCTGGCCAATCAACGGCAGCGCCACCGACAACGCTGCGGCCAGGATCATGAACGTCACAGCCACCGTTGGCAGTCTCAGCTTGATCATGCCACCGGCCAATCAGGCTTCTGTCGGCCAGGATGCGCTGATCCGCAACGTGGGGGCCAACACCTTCACGGTGAAAGACTACAGCGGCGGCACAATCATCGCTGTGGCCGCTGGCGAGGCCAAGTACATCTACATCACCACCAACGCCACTGAGGCCGGAACCTGGGGGATCATTTCATTCGGCGTGGGCAGTTCAAGTGCTGATGCGGCTACGCTTGCTGGGTATGGCCTGAAGGCAATTTCAGCCACCCTGAACCAGTCCCATTCTGTACAGACTTTTTCTTCTCCGTACACGGCGATTGATTCTGATAGAGCTTCGTCTTATGTTTGGACTGGCGGGTCTGGGACACTGACGCTGACAGCCGCAACCACCCTGGGAAATGACTGGTTCTTCTTGGTTCGCAACGGCGGAACTGGAACCCTTGCCGTGACGCCTGCTGCTGGCTTGATTAACGGCTCTGCCAGCGTCTCTTTGCAGCCGGGTGATTCTGCCTTTATCGTCTGCTCTGGAACGGCCTTTTACACCATTGGATTGGGCAGATCGACTCAGTTCAACTTCACCCAGTTGACCAAGGCGGTTGTCACTGGGGCGTATACGCTGACCTCTTCTGAGGCGTCCAACGTCGTTCAGAAGTACACCGGCACCTTGACTGGCAATGTCACTGTGACGCTGCCTCAGACGGTTCAGGTGTACTACATCACGAACCAGACGGACGGCGGCGGCTCGGGCTACACCATTACGTTTACGACCGGTGCTGGCGGTGATACGGCAACGGTTCCTGCGGGCCAGCAGGTTATCTTGCTGTGTGACTCAGTCAACCTGCTCAATGCATCGACGATTGCTGCTGGCGCTGTGAGTCTTTCGTTGGTCAACGGCACCGTTGGCGCTCCTGCGTTGAACTTTGCATCTGAGACCTCCACCGGTATTTATCGACCCGGAACCGGAGAGTTTGCAATAGCGATTCTTGCGACCAAGCTGTTTTCTTTGACATCAACCGGACTTACCATATCTGGTACCGGCACTTTTACCGGTGGCGTTCAGGGTGGAGCGTTCTAAATGACGCAGAAGGTCTTTGCACTTGACACCCAGTCGGGTATCCAGCGGGATGGAACTGTCTTCGACAAGCAGTTCTACAACGATGGACAGTGGGTGCGTTTTCAGCGTGGCCGACCAAGGAAAATTGGCGGCTATCGGGTTATTGCAGACACCTTTAATGGCCCGTCTCGCGGCATATGGGTTAACTCGCAAAACTCATTTGCCTCAATTTTCAGCGGTTACAACAACGGCTTGCAGGTTCTTCTCATCGACGACAACGGTGTCGGTGCGGGGGTCAATGATTTCTCTCTGAGCAACTTCACTGCCTCTGACTTGAATATGTGGCAGTTTGACGGCTTCTACGATGTATCTGGAGCTGGTCTGCAGGCAATCGTTGCTCACCCAGGCCAGAATCTGGCGGCCATTGATAGCACGGTCAACACACCGGTATTGACTGGAGACATCAACGGCCTGAGCCTGTCCCAGATCGGCGTATTCCAAGACGCTGGTGCCTACTTGAACTCGACAACCACGGTCACGCTTCCCAGTGCCAATCCGCTGATCGGTGCAGGCCAGACGGTGACCGGCACTGGCATCCCGGCAAGCACCACTGTGGTATCGAAGGTCGGAGCGTCGGACATCCTTGCTGGTGTGTCGGTCACTGGCACTGGCGGTACTCTTTCCTGCACAGCCACCCCTGGGTTGTTCATCGGCCAGACGGTTACCGTGTCGGGCGTTCAAGGATCTCAGGCCCTGGCTTCCGTGTCGATCACTGGGACGGGTGGAACTTTCTCCTGCACGGCCACCACGGGCCTGTACGTTGATCAGCCGGTGTACGTCACGGGAACTCAGGCCGGTACTGCACTGGCTGGTGTTGCCGTCACCGGTACTGCTGGGCAGTGTTCTTGCACGGCCACCAATGGTCTGTTCATCGGCCAAGCCGTGGTTGTGTCTGGAACGCTGACGGGTACTGCAACTGGGATTGTTTCTGGCTTCACCTACTACATCATCGCCACTGATGGAACGTCCACCTTCACGCTGTCTGCCACTCCTGACGGGACTACCCTGACGACGACCGCAGGCACCACGACTGGACTGACTTTCACGGTGCAGCTTTTCACTGGCGTGACCTCCGGCAGCACCTACTACATCACCGCAACGAACGGCACTTCCACGTTCACCCTCTCCAAGGAAATCGGTGGGTCTGCAATCAGCACCGCGACGAACAGTGTCTCTGGACTGACGTTTTCTGTTCCGAAGGCGACCGGCCTGACATCCGGCACGACCTACTACATTATCGCCACCAACTACTCGACGACCTTCACCCTGTCGGCGACCAGTGGGGGGTCAGCCATCACGACCATCGTCAACTCGATCACCGGTCTGGTTTTCACCCTGGGCCTGTACACCAAGGTGGTTCTGTCCAACGCGGCGACCATCACCGGAAACTCGACGCTGACCTTCAACAACAACATTGAGGTGTCTGGCGGGGTTGTCTCGCTGCACCCGTATGTGTTTGTGTACGGCAACAACGGGCTGATCCAGAACTGCTCTGCTGGGAACTCCAACGACTGGGTCTCTGCGGATGCCAACGCGACCAATGTGGCCACCGGCAAGATTGTCCAAGGGCTACCCGTCAGGGGCGGCTCAAACGCGCCTTCTGGGCTGTTCTGGAGCCTTGACAGCCTGATCCGCGTGTCGTTCATCGGCGGGGCTGGAACGCCTCCCCAATACTGGCGCTATGACATCATCAGCAGCCAGTCTTCGATCCTGTCGTCTCAGTCGGCCATCGAGTACGACGGCATCTACTACTGGTGCGGTGTTGATCGGTTCCTGCTCTACAACGGTGTGGTCAAGGAAATCCCCAACACGATGAACCAGAACTACTTCTTCGACAACCTGAACTATGCCCAGCGGCAGAAGGTCTGGGCGACGAAGGTTCCTCGCTACGGCGAGATCTGGTGGTTCTACCCCCGTGGGGACGCAACGGAATGCACCGACGCGATCATCTACAACGTGCGGGAGAACATCTGGTATGACGCTGGACAGGCCCTTGGTGCCCGCCGGTCTGCTGGGTACTTCTCCCAGGTGTTTGCCTTTCCCGTGGCGGCAAACTGGGGAACAAGCGTTGCAGAGCAGATCTACTCAGGATCGTTCAATGAGGTCTTGGGCAGTGAATTCCTGTACGTCGATTCCTACATCACGGAGTTGACGATTGGTCTTGTTGTGTCTGGATCGAACATTCCAGATGGAACAGAAATCATTGGTCTCACAACGAGCAACATCAAGACGCTTGGGGCCATTACCCCAGGCTCTGGATATGTCGATGCCGTCTACATCAATGTACCTTTCACAGGAGGTTCTGGAGCGGGCGCAAAGGCCACAATTGCTGTGGTTGGTGGTGCGGTATCAACCGTGACGATAACGGATCGCGGGGCCTCTTATGTTGTCGGCGATGTCTTGAGCGCAAGCAACACCAGTCTTGGTGGAACTGGTTCTGGCTTCTCCATTCCGGTGACGGCAATTTATGCACAGGCCATTGAGATGTCAAATGCGGCCACCGGAACCGGTGCTGCAACACTGACATTTTTTACGCCTGCTGGATTGGTCAAGCTCTACCAGCACGAAATCGGTACTGATGATGTCAATGGTCAGGATGTGACTTCGATACGGAGTTACTTTGAGACCAACGATCTGAGCTTGCTGCAGGGTGGCCCATCACAACCCTCTCCGGAGGGTGTAAACCGCTGGCTGCGCCTGGAGAGGATTGAGCCGGATTTCCTGCAAGATGGCGAGATGTCGGTCATCGTCACGGGTCGGCCTTTCGCGCAAGGGGAAGACAAAGAATCTGACCCTTACGTTTTCGGCCCGAACATCGGCAAGATCGACATGAGGGAGCAGCGCCGTGAGCTGCGGCTGCGGTTCATCTCTGATGTGGCCGGTGGCAACTACCAGCTTGGCCGCTTGATTCTCAACGCCGAGGTCGGCGATGTGAGGCCATATGGCCCTTAATCCGGCGCTGGTTTACGATCCGAGGTACCACACCTTCGAGTCGTGGGCATCGCTCATGGTTGAGATATATGCGGCTCAACAATTGTCAATTCCTGACGCCAGCACGGACTGGCGGCTGTGGGGCAATGGCCTCGGTGCAATTGATGTGTTTGCCAACGAAGCGATCCCAATGACCGATGCTTTTGAAAACTGGTTTGACTGGGCACAGGCTCTGGTCAACGCAATCAACCCTGCGGTGCAGACCACTTAATTTTATGACTGAATATAACCAGACCGCCCGTCAACAGATGGCTGCTGCGTTAGGAGTGTGAGATGTCACAAGACCTAGTTGATTTTGTAAACTTTACAACAGTTCCCGGAGCAAAAGAGCGTGTTCGTGGCTTGATGACTCAAGGTGTGTTCATGGAGCGCTCTCGTCCCGGAACACTTGATGAGATGCGTGAAAGAGCGCAGATTACCGTTAATGAAGTTAACAAAAACCCTGTTGAGTGGGTTTCAAAAAACATTTTCTGGGATGAGCCTGGATTGTCCGGTTCTCCTGGTGTTGCTGATGCTCAACTGGAGTATTTGAAACAAAACAACTATGACCTTAAAAAACTAGATCAAGGCCAGTTAAACAAATATAACATAACAAAACAAATTCTTAGCCAGGGAACAACCAGTAAGTGGACTGGTCAAGGTTTTGGAAGTCCAGAGCGCAATGCCAGGGAAATGGCGGGTCTTCTTGCTGGCGCAGGAATTACTGACATCAAGCAGTTTGGACAGTTGCCCGGCGGAGGCTACGGGAACAAGATAACCGGCCAGCCTGTGTATCAAAACTACAGTCGTGCCGGTGGGAACATCTGGCAAGGCACATTTACCGGAGAAGACTCTACAGGCTTTGGTGTTCAGTTTGCTCCAGATGGAACCCCGTATTTCTACACACAGAAGGGCGCAAGCACTAGCAACGCGGGAGACATTGTTCCAGTGGTTGCTATCGCCCTTTCCTTATTCGCCCCTGGTATCGGAACCGCAATCGGTATGGCTCTTGGTGCCACAGGCACTGCCGCCACTGTTCTCGGTGGAGCAATAATCAGTGGAACACTCGCTGAAGCCAGTGGTGGTGACTTCATAGACGGGGCCGTCAAAGGTGCAATTTCAGCCGGTGTGGCTCCTGCTGTTTCTTCAACGATTGGATCTGCCGTTGCTGAAGCAATGGCTGATTCTGCGTTCAAGAATATAGTTACCAATGCCATTACCTCTTCTGCAACATCTGCAATAACCGCTGGGGCTTCTGGCGGAGATGTTGGTCAGGCCGCTCTGGCTGGTGCTCTTGTAGGTGCTGGCAGCGCAGCGGGTCAAGAGCTTGGCATATCCGCAAAGTATGGTACTGATGCGTTCAGCCAGCAGACTCAGGCTCTTCTGGCGCAAGAGCAAGGTCTTGGTGGCGCAAGTCAAATTGGCGGCACCCTGGGTGCTGCGGCGGGGAAAATTGCCGCAGGCGCTGATGCGGAGCAGGTTCTTACAAACACCTTGGTCAGCGCAGTTGCTCAGGGTGTCACTAGCGCCCTCAAATCGACCGTCAATGATGCAATTAAGCAATCTCCGGAACTTGTCGCGGAGTTGACCGATGAAGATCAGGCTGTTGAGGTTCCTGGGTCTGAGAATCTGGCCAACCTTACCGGCGGCCAGGGTGTTGATGTTGCTGGGCCAATCTCTGTTGCTTTGCCATACAACCTTGAGAACCTTCCGAAGGATTTTCCTGTTCCTGAAGGTTACAGGGTACTGTCCAGAGAAGAGATGTTCGGCTCTCCAAGGGAGATGCGGGACGCCGGTATTGATGTTCGCTACTCTGATCCGGTTGATGGCAGAGAGGCCATTATTGTTCCCGACTCAGTTGGGAAAATAAAGCAGGAAAATGGTGAAGTTCTAATTGAGCCAGCCAAGCCTCTTGCCATTATTCCTGGGCCGACTCCTACAGAAACGCCGCAAGAAATCCCGCAGGACTTAGATACTGGCGTCTCCACTGACACAACTTTGCCGGGCGCTCCGGTTGAAGTTGAAAATCCTGCGGCACCTTCTGACCCTGTTTCCATTTTGGGCGACACTGCCGCGCCAAAAGATGAAGTCCCAATTGACACTTCATTTCTTGGGGTGCCTCCAGTCACAACCACGCCTGTGGAAACTGGCGTTTCAACGGATACGTCTTTGCCTGGAAGTGGCGCTCCTGGCGATACGGTTGATGGCGGTGTTTCTACAGACACTTCTTTGCCCGGCGCTGTTACTGACACGATTTTGCCGGGAGGCGATGGGTCTGAGGTGCCAGCGGTCGATGAAGAGACCGGTGTATCGACAGACACATCCTTGCCGGAAGAGGAGCCTCCACAAGGTTGCGGTGAGGGCTATCACTGGGATGCTGATCGCCAGCTTTGCATTCCAGACTCCGATGAGGAAGAGGACGAAGAGTGCCCGGAGGGTTATGTTCGCAACCTGACCACTGGTACCTGTGAGCCTGTTTCCACCAGCACTGGCGGCGGTGGCGGAGGTGGCGGAGGTGGCAGCGGAGGAGGCGGGGGCAGCACTGCGACCAAGAAAAAGGTATCCGTCCTGTCGATACCCAGTTCGTTTTTTATTCCTGAGCGGCCCATTGTTTCTGCACCCTCGATCAACGATGATCCAGTTATGAGGGGGGCATTGCCAGATATGCCTCAAGAATCAAAATTCAAAGGGCCGCTTGATCAGTTTCTAAAAATAGCCACGGGGGCTTCTTTTGCCCCTCAGAAGCAACAGCAGCAGCAGCAACCACCCCAACAACAACAGGCGGGAACCATGAACGACAGACTGTCATACCCTCAAGAGGGGTCGGATTACTTCAGCTACGGCCAGCAATCAGACATTGAGAACAACCTTTCGCCGCAGTT